CTATGATATAGCATCTGCCAGGATTACAATGGCATCGTTCTGCATTTTCTCCGTGTTAAACACATAACGGTCCATGGTGGTCTTGATGTCCTTGTGGCCCAGACGCTCCATGACGGTCTTGGGCTGGGCGCCATTCTCCGCCAACAACGTGCCGTGAGTATGACGTAGGCAATGGCTGTGGAACAGAGGATTTCCCAATTCTTCATGGATGACCTTGGCACAGTACTTGAAAGAGTATGGCGTCAACAGCTCGCCGTTTTCTTTTGTGCTTATTGGCATTATTTCCTTGCCAACAATTTTGACGTTGGCAGGAGCCTGAAAGATTAAGCTATCGTCCATTTGATACGTCTTTGTAAAATACTGGCCGTACCGGAGCATGTTCTTTTTGCGATTATGGATTTCTGTTTTCAGAATTTTTTCATATTCCGGGAGTATTTTTATAGTCCGGATAGAATCATATTTTGGTGGCCGGTAATACCACTTTCCGCCCTCGTTGGCAAGCTGGTGCTGGATGGTTATGGTGTGGCGCTCGAAATCTACGTCATGTAGCAAGTCAATGCCGTAAGCCTCTCCCAGGCGCGTGCCACAATGGTATCCGGTCATGAGCGTTATGTAAAAATTACTGTCCGGCCCAAAACGCTCAATGATGGCCGCAAAGTCCTCTTTGACACAGATATATTCTGTGTGTGCCTTGGCCTCATCAGACATAACTATCTTCGGTATTCTGGCATAATCACAGGGGTTGTACTTGATGTATTTACAGGGATATACCGCATATCCCAGGGCACCAGACAGGCAGGATAAGGTATTTTTAACCATGCTCCTGGAATAGCCTTGACGCTTCATTCCGTCAATCCATTTTTGGATAACATCTGTCTCCAATGATGCCAGCCGGTATTTTCCGAATGCTGGTTTTAGATGCACACGGATTTTCTTTTCATAATCCTTTTGTGTATTGTAGCTGAGATTGGTTTTGACATAATTATCATACCAATAATCCAGATAATCAGATACGCTGATGTCCGAAGGGGTAAACCTGCGGCCAGCAGAGTCATATTCCGCCTTAGCTTGGGTGCCGGCAGTGATGGCCTCGGCCTTGGTACGGTATCCTCCCTGACTGATTGGGTTGCGCTTACCGTTGATTTTAGCCCCTTCAAAGGACCATTCCCAAGTGGAGCCGCGTTTTCTTGTTCTTAGCTGTCCCATATATCATTCCTCCTTGTGCTGTTGCGATATCGCAACAAAATTTGGGTATAAAAAATACACCCTCTTGTCAGGAAGCTCCAGGAATGATATAATCAGATTGTTCAGAACTGATGATATCTTCCGGAGCAGTCCGGTAAGAGAAATCTATGTGAAAAGCTCTGGGAGTTGTAGCTCCTGGGGCTTTTTCATATTATGAATTTAATAACTGTTTTTTCTTGGTTTCAAACTCTTCTTCGGATATGGCTCCCATATCCAATAGTTCTTTCAGAGCTTTAATTCCCTTGAGGGCATCTGTGGTATTTTTAGATACTTCGGCAACCGATTGTTCTTCTTTGATTTGAAAACACCTTATTTGAGCATCTATTTCAGTAGTGCAGGCTATAGAAATTGGGAATATCATTCCATCAGTAATGCGGCGAAGTTGTAATACAGCAGTTCCAACTTGCTCAATATGCTGTGTTACTTGCTGAGAATTAGACGACATAGTACTTTGAGTGGTAGATTTTCCTTTGCTTCCAGCGCCAATTGCCGCTCCAACAGCCGTTCCAATTCCGGGCAATAAAAAAGTTCCAACAACAGCGCCTGCTGTCATTTTTCCTGCCTTACCCTTTTTGACAGTTTGACTGCTATTAGTTCCCGTTGTCTGAGTATTTGATACTGACCCGTAAAGTGGGCCATCCCAAGAGTAATCAATTAATTGATAAAGTTTGGTCTCATCTGTACCAAAGTAAACAAGGCCATCGTCCTGACGTTGACGGATTGTGCAAGGTCCCTTTAGTCCAGCGGGCCCATTCTTAATGGTGACAAAAGCACTAACGTGACTTTGTCTTCGTTCAGCTAGTTGTCTTTCTGAATCCTTCTTTGCTAATTCATTCTTTACCAAACCCGTTGCACCATCGGCGGCGCTTTTCATCAAATCTTTAAGTCCCATAACGAAACCTCCTCAATGTATATACTATTACAATGACTGTGCCCTCAAAGAATCCAGAATTATTCTCGTTGGTGACAGCAAATCATTAAATGGATATGGTTCCTGGCTGGCCTTAGCATCGCATATAGGACAGATACAGTCACCAGGTCGGTTATAAAAAGTTCGTCCACAGTAGAAACATTCGGTCTCAGCACAAATAAACTTTTTAGACTCGGATTTATAAAAGTAGCTATACATTTCCCAATCAACCGGATACATTTTATGTGTGGCTCTGCGATACCATCTGCGGTAAGCGGCAAAGGCATTATGAGCAGCTTCGTCCGACAATCCGAAATGTCTATGCACATCCCAAGCACTTTCACAATGGCAATAATGGATTACCATACTGGGAGCCAATACGTAGCTTGCAAAACAATTGGCCTCTTTCTCATAATAGTCTGCCTTGTACGGATGCTCAAGCACTATATGCCCCAACTCATGGGCCAGTGAGAAGATAATCCTATCTAATGGCTTTTCCTCATTGTAAGCAACTGTCCTGCTAAATGGTTCAGTGTATGCCTCGTCAGAACAGGAAGCACATAATTCATATACTTCTGGATTCTTTTCTTTCAATTCGCTGTATGTATAGACATGATATCCATACTTTTTTATGGCTGAAATACAGTCAAATGGAAATTTCTTAAATTCACAAAAGATATATGTTTCTAGTACCTTTTTCAGTATAAAATCGTGATTCAATCAAATCAGTCCTCATTATTTATTTCAGACAGTAGTTTGATTAGACGCATTTTCTGTTCAACAGACATCTGCTTACCATTTCTTGCCACAAGGCGTTCCACATCCGCATAAGTGGGTTCTGGCTTTGTTGTTTTTTTGTCATTAGCCATTTTCTCTAAATCATCCATGGTGATGCCAAGTCCATGACATATAGCCATTACATTATCAACCGTTGCTTTACCAACACCATTTTTCATTATCCCATATAGTGTGGTATATGGGATAGCACACTTTGCCGAAAATGATTTAAGGCTATAGCCTTGTTCCTTGATTAAACGTTCTAAAATTTTAGCTTTTTCCATAGTCGCAACCTCTTTTTCTAAGTAATTCCATTATATATCCGGAATCGTATTTTGTAAATATAAAATATTCGATTTACCGAATAAATTCGTCAAAAGGAATATTTGACATTGACAAAATACTGAATAAAGAATATAATCGGGTTATCCAATTCGGAATTCGGAATTAACAGGAGGTGAAAAAATGTACAGAAATTTTTTGACGGCTATGAAGGACGAAGGTGTCACTTTTGCTCAAATAGGTAGCCTGCTTGGATGCAGATATCAGACCGTAAGTGATACGGTAAACGGCGAAACCAAAAAGGGCTTCTATCATGAGGATGCGGTAATGATTAGGAACGTCCTATTTCCAAAGTACGATTTAGATTATCTGTTTCAGAGAGAAAAATAGCGTGTAAACAAACACATGTTCGATGAAAGCAACTATACCACTATCACATGCGTGTGTCAATGGGAAAAGAAAGGAGGATGTGGAAAATGGTAGAACCATACAAACCGTTGTACACGGTGGAGGAAACAGCAACCGTACTTATGACGAACACGGATACCGTGTATAGCCTGATTAGAAAAGGGAGCCTGCGAGCATTAAAACTGGGGCGGATAAAGATTCGGGGAAGCGATTTGGAGCAATTCATTGAAGATTATCCAGTATTCCAAGGGGAGGGACAAGCCAATGACAAAAGTAACTGAGTTAGCCATCCGCGCCAGAGCAGCGGCCCAATTTCCCGGCTGGCGTGTGGATTTTGTAGGACCGGCAACCGCGGTGATGACCAATATCATGGGGCACAGGCGTATGGTAACCTTCCGACGGTGCAGGAGGCGCCGGGACGGCCCAATCATGATGGCAGCTAAATGGATTGTGCCGGCGGTTATCTGGCTGCTGGGGATGTGGATGGTAGCTATTGTAATAATGGCGGTTGCCATGGGTGTGAGGATTTGAGGGGAGATGAAATGATTGAGAAAAAAGATGATCAGGAAGCTGACAGCGTTGGATTGCGTAAAGGAATCTGGGTGCCAAGACTTTGAAGCGGCATTCCCGAGAGTCACCGGATATATAAGCGAGTGCGCTAAATATGATCCGGATGCATTGTACACAGCAACGGAAGTGGCGGAGCTGATGGAATATCTATTTGAGCTCCGAAGGAGAAAAAAGGACCCCGGACGGGTGGAGCCGTCCGAAGTCCAGGTAACTAAAAATTATTACAACCTTAGTATAAGAGAGAAAGGAGGAAAAATCAATGCCAGATTTGAAATACAACATCATCCAGACTCTGGCTGTGCTTCCTGCGGTCGGGAAATGGCACAAGGAGCTGAACCTGATTGAGTGGGGAGACCGGAAAGCCAAGTACGACATCCGGGGATGGAATAAGGACCGGTCAGAGATGACAAAAGGAATCACACTGTCAAAAGAAGAGATGGAATACCTAAAAGAAAGTATAGGAGGAATTGAGATATGACAATCACAGCCGTATTTGAAAGTTTAGAGGAGATGCAGGAGTTTGCGGGTAAGTTAAACGGAGGTAGCATCCAGGGAGCCGTGCAGGAATTTATAAAGGGGGAAGATATATATAGGACATCCGAAACCAAACAGCAAACATGCATGCAGGATAAAATATCAGAAGACAGAGAAACGCCTGAGGATGCCGATGAACCCATGGAACCAACGACAGAACAGAAGGATGAGGGACCAGGATATACCCTGGTACAGGTCCGGGAGAAGCTGTCAGAGCTGCAGAAGGCAGGGAAGCGTGCAAAGGTACAGGAACTGATAACCGGGTTTGGTGTGAAGAAACTGACGGAAGTCCCTGAGGATAGGTATACAGAGCTTATGCAGAAGGCGGGTGAGCTGTAATGCCGGATACACATGCAAGGCTGAGTGCAAGCAGTGCTAAGCGGTGGATGTCCTGCCCTCCCTCCGTAAGATTGGAAGAGCAGTTCCCTGATAGCGGCAGTGAGTATGCCGCTGAGGGAACCCTGGCCCACAGTCTGGCGGAAATCATCCTGCGTTACAACAATGGAGAGATAAGCAAAAAGGCATTCTCAACCCGGTTTAATAAAATCAAGGCCGACCCGATGTACAACAGGGAGATGCAGGATTACATAGAAGACTACACCCAGCGTGTCTGGGAGATTGCCAATGAGGTGAAAGCCGCCTGCCCGGATGCCCGGGTACTGTTCGAGCAGCGTCTGGATGTCTCTGAGTATGTCCCGGATGGGTTTGGGACGGGGGATGTTGTAATTGTAGCGGATGATATGGTCAACATCATTGACCTGAAATATGGCAAGGGTGTGGGGGTATCTGCAAAGGACAACCCGCAGCTCAGGCTATATGGCCTTGGTGCTTACCTGGAACATTCCATGCTGTATGACATCCGCAGGATACAGATGACCATTATCCAGCCCCGCCTGGAAAACATCTCCGTGGAGGAGCTGACAGCGGAGGAGCTGTTAGACTGGGCGGAACGAGAGGTACGGCCGAAGGCGGCGCAGGCTTATGCCGGGGAAGGGGAGTTCAAGGTAGGAGACCACTGCCGGTTCTGCAAGGCCAGAGTCACCTGCAGGGCCCGTGCAGAGTATAACCTGGAACTGACGAAGCTGGATTTCGTTGACCCGGCTCTCCTCACTGACGAGGAAATAGGAGAAGTACTCAGGAGGGCTGACGAGCTTGATCACTGGGTGAAGGACGTCACAGGATTTGCCCTGGCAGAAGCCCTTAAGGGAACGAAATATGAAGGCTGGAAGCTGGTGGAAGGCACCAGCCGCCGGAGGTATACCGACCAGGATGCAATTGCTATGCGTCTGACAACAGAGGGCTGGGAAGAGGACGAAATTTACAAGCCGCAGGAGCTTATAGGCATTACGGAGATGACAAAACTGATTGGAAAGAAGAAATTCGAGGAGCTGCTGTCCGGCCTGGTCATTAAGCCGGAAGGGAAACCGACCCTCGCACCGGAATCGGACAAACGACCGGAACTGAATAGAGTAGCCGAAGCAAAGCAGGACTTTGACAATAAAATGGACGAATAAAAAGGAGATTGAATATTATGAGTGAAGAAAGAAAAGTAACTAAGGTAACCACAGGAACCGTGAGATTTTCATATTTACATGTATTTGAACCATGGGCGGCCCAGGAAGGGCAGGAGAAGCGTTACTCCGTCTGCCTGCTGATTCCCAAGTCTGACAAAAAAACATTAGGCAAGATTAAGGAAGCCATCGAAGCGGCCAAAAAGGAAGGCGCCGCCAACAAGTTCAAAGGAAAAACAGCCGGGCTTAAACTTCCGCTGCGTGACGGTGACGAGGAACGTGCGGATGATTACCCGGAATACACTGGGATGTATTTCATAAATGCGAACAGCAACCGTAAGCCCATCCTTCTGGACCAGGACAACAATGAGATACTTGACCAGACCGAGATGTACAGCGGCTGCTGGGGACAGGCCTCTATCAATTTCTTTCCCTTCAACAGCAATGGTAACAAGGGTATCGCCGTAGGTTTGAACGCCCTTAAGAAGAAAAGGGACGATGAGCCGCTTGGAGGGACCATCACGGTGGATTCCGCAATCAGTGACTTTGAGGACAGCGACGACGGATTTGATGATGACCTGTTAGGATGATGACTTATGACAATGAATGTGGACATAGAAACCTATTCCAGCATTGATATTAGGGAGGCAGGGGTGTATGCATATGCATCCGCCCCTGACTTCGAGATACTGTTGATAGGATACCGGTATGATGGGCAGGGCGTGAAGGTGATTGACCTGACGGATCCATTGGCGGACCCGGAACGGGATTTCCCAGACTTCTGGGAAGGCCTGTACAGTCCGGATGTAATCAAGACGGCATATAATGCCAACTTTGAAAGGACCTGCCTTGCCTCCAGGCTGGGCAGGCCGATGCCCCCGGAGCAGTGGCGGTGCACGGCAGTACATGCGGCCACCTTAGGCCTTCCCGGCACACTGGCGGGCGTAGGTGAAGCCCTGGGGCTTCCGGAGGATAAACAGAAGGATAAGATAGGTAAAAGCCTGATACAGTACTTCTGTAAGCCCTGTAAGCCGACCAAGACCAATGGAATGCGTAGCAGAAACCTCCCGGAACACGCCCCAGATAAATGGCAGTTGTTTATTGAGTACAACAGGCAGGATGTAGTCGCCGAGGCAACCATCCGCGAAAAGCTGCAGATATACCCAGTCGCCAGGCAGGAGCAGGAATTGTGGAACCTGGACCAGCACATCAATGACCATGGTGTACGTCTGGATATGGATCTGGCAGATAAGATAATCCAGTATGACGGGATTTACCAGGAGCGACTCAAGCAGGAGGCAAGGAAACTTACGGGACTTAATAATCCGAACAGTTTGCCCCAATTGAAGATGTGGTTTTTTATGACATACGGGCTTGATGTTCCCAGTATCACCAAGGACAGCATACCAGTGATTGAGGCACAGCTGAAGGAATTGAAAACCACACATGATGTCCTTCCAGGACTGAGGATGCTGCAAATACGGAAGGAACTGGGAAAGACATCTGTTAAGAAATACCAGGCCATGAGGCATGCAGTCTGCCCGGATGGATACCTGAGGGGAATCCTGCAGTTCTATGGAGCCAATCGGACCGGGCGTTGGGCCGGGCGCATCGTGCAGGTACACAACTTGCCTCAGAACAAAATACCTGATCTGGACCTGGCAAGGGACCTTGTGAAGCAGGAGGACTTTGACACCCTGGAACTGCTGTTTGAAGGGATACCGTTTGTGTTCTCACAGCTTATACGAACCGCCTTTATCCCGTCAGAAGGATACCGGTTCGTGGTCAGCGACTTTTCTGCCATTGAGGCCAGGGTGATTGCATGGCTGGCAGATGAGAAGTGGCGCCTGAATGTGTTCAGGACCCACGGAAAGATATACGAGGCCTCCGCTGCCCAGATGTTCCATGTGCCGATTGAGAACATCAAGAAGGGAAGCCGGCTGAGGCAGCAGGGAAAGGTGGCTGAGCTTGCCCTGGGGTATGGCGGGGGCTTTGGTGCCATGAAAGCCATGGATAAGGCGGGCACCATTCCAGATGACGAGATACCCATGATTATAGCAAACTGGCGTAAGGCCAGCCCGAACATATGCAAGTTATGGCGGAATGCGGAGGCAGCCGCCCGTGCAGCCATAGAAGAACGGAGGACCATAAAACTGAAACACGGCCTGAGTTTTTCCTATATTAACAGGATACTATTCATTGGACTGCCATCCGGAAGGAAATTGGCATATTATGACACCCGGATAGAGGATGACGAGAAAGGAAAGAGCGTCATAACATACGCAGGTGTGGACCAGGAAACAAAGAAATGGGGACGCCTTAAGACTTGGGGCGGAAAGCTTGTGGAGAATATCGTACAGGCCACGGCAAGAGACTGCCTGGCAGTGACCATGGAACGTGTTTCTGGTGCAGGATATCAGATTGTTATGCATGTACATGATGAAATTATCGTGGATGTGCCGGAAACGGACATAGATGCCCTGGAGAAGATAACAGCCATCATGGCACAGCCAGTACCATGGGCGCAGGAGCTGCCCTTGCGCGGGGATGGCTATGAGACCCCATTTTATAAGAAGGATTAAAGGAGGGATACAGGATGCAAGTCTCCAGCATTGCGGATTACAGGATGGCAGTTAAGCACGACGGGACAATCACCCTGGCAACAGGGCGGAGCCGCATGGAAAAGAACTGGAAGAATAAGAGCTATTCCTGGTCCCAGCTATTGAAACGTCTGGAAACACCTGTCAGGACCCATGAGACACTGGCGGAATACATGAAGATGCCAAAGGATGAACAGGACCGTATCAAGGACGTGGGTGGGTTTGTTGGAGGGGCTCTGAAAGGCGGGAGACGTAAGGCAGATACGGTAGATAGTCGGCAGTTGATTACATTGGATGCAGATTACGCCCCAGCGGGCCTCATGGAGGATATAGCACTTTTAGCTTATTATGCCTATGCCATGTACACTACTCATAAGCACAGTCCGGAAAAACCGCGTCTGAGGTTCGTGATTCCAATGGACCGTCCGGTCACAGCGGATGAATACGAGGCCATAGCCAGGAAACTGGCTGAAGAGATAGGAATTGATTATTTCGATGATACAACATACCAGCCTTCCCGGCTGATGTACTGGCCATCCGCGGCGGCAGATGGGGAATATTTGTTCCATTATGAGGACCTGCCATGGTTGTCTGCAGATAACATCCTGAGACGTTACCATGACTGGACGGATACCAGTTACTGGCCAGAGAGCAGCCGGGCAAAGGAATCCAGGGTTAAACAAGCTAAGAAGCAGGGTGACCCAACGGAAAAGGCGGGACTGATTGGTGCATTCTGCCGAACTTATGACGTGGAGGATGCCATTGCAGCCTTTCTGCCGGAGGTATACGTCAAATGTGACCTGCCAGAAAGATATACCTATGCTGAGGGCTCCACAGCCTCTGGGCTTGTTATATACGAGGACGGAAGGTTTGCATATAGTAACCATTCAACGGACCCGGCCTGTGGGAAGCTCTGTAATGCGTTTGACCTGGTTCGTATCCATAAGTACGGAATACAGGATGAAGATGCGGCGCCGGGGACTCCTACGACGAAACTGCCATCCTACAAGGCAATGATGGAACTGGTGCAAAGGGATAAGGAGACAACGCTGACAGTCGCCAGAGAACGTGCGGAGCTGGCCAGGGAGGACTTCGCTGACACATGCGATACGGAAGAGGATGATTCCTGGAAAAGCCGACTGTCAAAGGACAAGAAGGGACTGGAACCCAGCTTAAACAATCTGCTGCTCATCATGCGGCATGACCAGGGGTTGAAAGGCATTCGTTTCAACCAGATGGCGGATAACCTGGAAATCAAGGGTCCTGTTCCATGGAAAAGTCCTTCCCGTTTCTGGCGGGATGCGGATGACGCACAATTGGAGGCATATTTAAGCATGACGTACACGGAATTTCCAAAAGCAAAGATACTGACAGCAATCACAAAGGCAGCCGATGACCGGAGTTACCACCCTGTAAGAGAGTATCTGGACAGCCTTCCTGTGTGGGATGGCATACCGCGTGTGGACACGCTTCTGATTGATTACCTTGGCGCGGATGATACGGAATATGTACGGTCCGTCACCAGAAAGACCCTGTGTGCGGCGGTGCACCGGGTGAGATATCCCGGGTGTAAATTCGATACGGTGCTGGTACTCTGCGGGCCGCAGGGAATCGGAAAAAGCACACTGATATCCCGTCTGGGAGGACAGTGGTTCTCTGATTCCCTCAACCTGGCCGATACCAGGGATAAGACAGCAGCAGAAAAGCTGCAGGGATACTGGATTATAGAAATAGGCGAGATGGCCGGTATTGGAAGCGCAGGCGTGAAAACCTTAAGAGGATTCATAACCACGCAGGATGACCGTTACAGGGCCTCCTATGGGCGGCGTGTGAGTTCCCATCCGCGGCAGTGCATTCTGATTGGAACTACCAACTCAGAGGAAGGTTACCTGAATGACGTGGAAGGCGGCAGGAGGTTTTGGCCCGTGAGGGTGCCCTGCATCGGCGCGAAGCGTGTCTGGGATATGACACAGGAGGAAGTAAGCCAGATATGGGCGGAGGTGCTGTATCATGTGGCGCAGGGTGAGAAGCTGATACTGTCGGGCGGCGCTGCGGAGGAAGCGGTGAAACAGCAGAAAGAAGCCATGATGACAGATCCGCGTGAGGAGAAGGTGCGGATGTATCTTGATACGCTTCTTCCAGAAGACTGGTACAGCCGGGACCTGGATAAACGCCGGGACTTCCTATATGGGACCGAGTGCCCGGAACCGGAGGCGGTCCTGCGAAGGGACTTTGTCAGCTGTCAGGAGATATGGTGCGAGTGCTTCGGGAACAGCCTTAAGAACATGGAACCCAAGGATACCTATACAATTAAAAAGATTTTAGCTAAGTTACCAAACTGGGAATCGTCGGGAGACAGGATAAACACAGGGGCTGAATACGGGAGACAGAGAGGGTATAAAAGGACAATTTAGCGCTGAAATCCCTTGGACAACCTTGGACAACCCCCCTGGACAACCTCAAGAATCGGGACAACCTCGGTGAAGGCAAGGTGGACAACTGGACAACCTGATTTTGAAGTTGTCCCGGAGGTTGTCCAGCTTGAAAGCCTTGTAAATACAGGAAAAAACAGCAATTTGGGACAACTGGACAACTTTTCTCTATAGAGCTGTTAAATTAAAGAATAAAGAGTAATTACACGTGAAACCGCGTTTACACACGTCATACGCGTGCGAGATGTCCAGTTGTCCAGGAAGGAGCGAGATAGAAATGCTGGAAAAGGACATAGAAGATTGGCTGAATAAACAGATTGAGAAGATGGGAGGCCTGGCATTCAAGTTTGTGTCTCCCGGAAACCCAGGCGTACCAGACCGCATTTATATCCTGCCAGATGGAAGGGTGTGGTTCGTGGAACTGAAGCAGCAGATGGGCCGTGTAGCCAAAATCCAGAAGTGGCAAAGAGAGCGCCTTATCAGCCTGGGGTGCAACTACCGGCTGGTGAAAGGGATGGACGATGCGAGAACCTATGTAGGAGAAATGAAGAATGCAGTACATACCGCACGAATACCAGAAATATGCAACTGAAAAAATCATAGAGCTGCCAGCATGTGCACTTTTTATGGAGATGGGACTTGGTAAGACAGTGAGCACTCTGACGGCTATTAACGAACTGATATATGACCGGTTTGAGGTACAGAAAGTTTTGGTGATAGCACCTTACAGGGTGGCGGATGACACATGGACCACGGAGGCCGATAAGTGGGACCACCTGAAGCACCTAAGGGTGTCAAAGGTCCTTGGAACATCCGGTGAAAGAATAGCAGCACTGGAAGCAGATGCGGACATTTATGTCATAAACCGTGAAAATGTAACTTGGTTAGTGAACCTTACGGGGAAAGAATGGCCGTTCGAGATGATTGTGGTGGATGAGCTGTCATCGTTTAAGTCCAACAGTGCGAAGCGGTTCAAGAGCCTGCGTATAGTACGTCCCCTGGCAAGACGGTTTGTGGGGCTGACAGGGACACCGGCGCCCAACGGCCTGCTGGACCTGTGGCCCCAGGTGTACCTGATTGACCGGGGGGAGCGGCTGGGAAAGACATACACCGGATATAAAGACCGGTATTTTCTTCCGGACAGGAGGAACGGGTTCGTGGTATATTCCTGGACACTAAAGGAAGGTGCTAAGGAGGCCATAGAGCAGAAACTGTCTGACATCTGCATATCCATGAAGGCTGATGATTACTTAAACCTGCCGGCACAGATTGTCAATGACGTATACGTCAGCATGGACAGGCATGAGATGCGGAAGTACAGGGAGCTGGAAAAAGAGAAGCTTCTGGAGCTTGATGGTAAGGAAATCACAGCCCTGTCCGCGGCGGCTGTATGGGGGAAACTTCTGCAGCTGGCCAATGGGGCAGCCTATGACGGTGAAGGGAATGTCATCCCCCTTCATGACAGAAAACTGGATGCACTTGCGGAAATCTTGGAAGCATCCGGAGGCCATCCGGTCCTGGTGTTCTACAACTTCCGCCATGATTATGACCGGTTGATGGGAAGGTTCAAGGGCTACAATCCCAGGACCCTTAAATCACAACAGGATATCCGCGACTGGAACGAAGGAAGGATTTCGCTGCTTCTGGCCCAGCCGGCCAGCATGGGGCATGGGCTGAACATACAGGCAGGTGGGCATATCATCGTATGGTTTGGACTGAACCCCAGCCTGGAGCTGTACCTGCAGGCCAATGCCAGGCTGCATCGTCAGGGGCAGACGGAAGCTGTCATCATACACCGCTTGATAACGAAGGGCACGGTGGACGAGGATGTGGTAAAGAAGCTGTGGGTAAAGGACGAGACCCAGGATGGCCTTATGGAGTCCCTTAAGGCGAGGATAAGGAGAATAAAGGATGGTAATTAGATTCAACATCCCAAACGGGAGGATGGAGATAAACTTAGAGACTTTCTTCCAGGAGGCCAGAAGGCCACAGATACGTAAAATGCTTAAGTGGGTAAGAGCTTCCTGGCCGGATGAGAAGAACGCCAGAGAAATCAGGGAATGGCTTACGGACAGACGGCAGGATGAGACAGACCGGGCTAAAGCCTTTGCGAAGAAGTATGTGGACTGCCGTACGGAGCTGGCAGAACTGCAGGAGATGTATGAGCGGATGCAGAGCCCCTGTTATGCCGTGTACACCAGGGACAAGGAAAAGCTGACCAATGCAAAGAAGGATGTAAGCCGCTGCAAGGCAAAGACCGTTCGGTATAAAAGAGGGATGGGCGAACACCAAAAGCTGGCCGAACGGTATGAAGCCATACTGAAGGATGTGGATAAGTTGTTATCATAAATCGTTATTTTGAAAACTAAGAAGGTGAGAAAATGCTTGAATTGGTTCCGGTAAGTTTGAAAGAAGCAAATGCCTTTGTGGAGCGACATCATCGACACCATAAGCCCGTTGTAGGACATAAATTTTCCGTGGCGGCAGCGGAAGAAGGTGAAATCGTGGGAGTTGCCATTGTCGGACGCCCGGTGAGCCGGTACCTGGATGACGGATGGACACTGGAAGTCAACAGGTTATGTACAGATGGTACACATAATGCTTGCAGTTTCCTTTATGCTGCTGCATGGAGAGCCGCCCGAAACATGGGATATAAGCGATTGGTCACTTACATACTGGACACCGAAGCAGGGACAAGCCTCACGGCAGCAGGATGGAAATGTGTCGGTGAGGCCGGGGGAAAGCGTTGGACCGGAGAGCGGCGCCCGGAGGTGGATTTATACCCGGCGCAGATGAAACTTAGGTTTGAAGTCAGTGAAAATTAGGATTTTAAAAGGAGGTTGCAAAAATTATGTATAAAAGCGTATATGTAAAAACTCATGAATGTTTTTCAAAGGGAATTGATTGCAATGAATTCTATTTTTCCAACGTTGATATCGAAGATGAGGCAAATTTTTTGACATTATATGATAGAGACGGCACTTTAGCTTTTAAATGCCGCGTAACTGATATTGAGCGTTTTGCTAAGATGCAAGATTAACATTTAGCTGCTGACTAAACTGAGAAAGAGAGAATGTATGACGATACGTGAAGTATTAGAAGCTGACTGGAACGTGGACAAAATTGATGTCACTGTCAGAGAGAAAGAAACGACAAAGTACATTATGCAGTATCGCATTGGGAAAGACGTTAGCCCGGGTTTATCTGAGCGATTTCTCTATGAAGCAGAGATTGGAGATGTGTACGGAGGACCAGAGTTAAAAACGTTATTTATCAACCGTACCATACAGTTTTACCAGTTGGAACACAAACCACAGGGGAAAGGAATGTGTCGGGGAGTCCTATTGAAAGAGATACCAGAGGAGTTGCTGGATTTATCAATTAATCATATGTATCCTTGCGGTTGTGGATGGTCGGATGGGCTGCATGGATATAGTTTTGTGTGTGCCGTTGACGATTGGTGTGGCATTGCAGGAGAAACAAAACAGGTTGATTTAGTCCTGTAAATTAGCATTTCTGGGAGAACCGGAGAAAGGAGCCTGGATGGAGAGAGATTTTGAAAAAGACATCATAGAGCTGGACGCCGCGATAAAATCCAACGCGGAATGGGATAATACTTTTACGTTGTCGGTACTGCAACGGGCGAAGGAGATTATACTGCAGCAGAAAGAAAAACTGAAAGCCTATGAGGATACTGGCCTGGAGCCGGAGGGAATCTTGGATAGTAAACTACGGGCCAACTGGATTCCAGTAACGGAGCGGTTGCCGGAAATAGGTGAGCCGGTATTGGTTACATTGTGGGATAAGGATGTGACCGCTGGTACGTGGTATGGGCATAGATGGGGGACGACATTATGTTACAACGAGGGTGTGTTGGCTTGGATGTCTTTACCGAAACCATTTAGTCAGCAAAACTGACATTTGTGCTACGAAGGGAGGTACCCGTGAGAAAGAAAGGCAATAAGCAGTCCAAGGTCAGCCGCATCGACCGCAGCAAGGCCCTGGCCGCCCAGGCC